AAGGTGACCAACAACGTGACCCGCATCACGTTCAACTTCGTGCGGGACAACCCCGGTATGACCCGCAAAGAGGTCGCTCTTGCGTTGGCCAAGCAAGGCTACAAAGCCGGTTCTGTTTCCTCACTGCTTGGGCAGATGCTCAAGCAAGGCCTGATGCGCGAGAGCGCACACCTGCTGTACGTTACAACCAACGAGTACGCGCCGCTCAAGTCAGCTAGGGCACTCAAGGCGCAGGCTTCGAAGCCACAAGCACAGCAGCGCAAGATCGTCACCATCACTCGCAAAGCAGCGCCCGTTGCCGAGCCTACCCCGGAGGTTAAACAGTGGTCACCGGACGATGTCATCGACAAGCTGACTGTGCATCAAGCCATCGCACTGTTCAAAGCATTGCGTAACGTCTTGGTGGGGTGAAGCATGACCGACTGCAAACACCGTTGGGAGCCTGTTGAGGGCCAGCCCCTGTACAAATGCGCCCGTTGTGGCGTTTTTTTGAGGATCATCAAATGACTGACAAAGAAGCACTAAAGCTGGCGCTTGAGGCGCTGCAAGGCGTTTTAGATGATGCTCCAAAAGTTCTCGATGCGTCTATTTCAGGCGGCACGTATGAGGTTGTTCAATGCCGTGACGCCATCACCGCCATCAAGCAAGCCCTTTCAGCACAGCAGGAGCCTGTGGCGTGGAAGTGGCATCAAGCCCCTGTCAAAACTTCATGGGGTCACGATATGGTTGTGGCCGATCTCGCCATCGACAAAAACAACACTGTATCTGTCTATTGTGAGCGCGACCAGACCGCCAAGGTCGAGGCCATGTTCACCCCACCCGCAGCACAGCGGCAATGGGTTGGGCTGACTGTTGACCACATTGAAACCATTGAAGCAATGGCGCTGACAAAAAATATGACAATCGTAATGACGATGGCAGCACTTAAGGAGGTAAACACATGACACCAAAACAAGAAGAAGCGTTGCGGGATTATTTGCGTGAGGCTGTTGTGCCGCTGATTGAAGATGTGTTGGCTAAGAAACTGGGGCAAGCCATGACATTTGCAAAAGAAGAACTTGCACAACCCAAACGGGAATGGCAAGGGCTGACGGAGGATGAGCGCGATACGATTTTGAGATCAGAGAGCAGCATCTTTGACATGACCGAAGCTATTTTAAAAGCCAAAAACACATGACCCCTGAAGAGCGCGAAAAGGCTATTAAGCGCAAGCCGTGGAAGTTCTGCCGCAAGTGCAAGTGCGACATCAAGTCGCCAACTCAATACTGCTATGACTGCTACAAGGGTCATAACTTTACCGCCAGCCCGTATGGGCTTATCAACGCAAACAAGGCGTTTAAATTCGTACCCTCGGAGAACAGATGATGACTGTATTTGAACTGATTGAAGCCAACGGGCTGACCCTGCATGGCGACATTGAACACTTTGCCGAGCTGGTGCGTGAAGACGAGCGCAAACGAGTAACCAACATGTTGCTGTATATGCACAACAAAGCTGCTGCGTATCACAACTATTACAAGCACGCGGCGATTGAATTGAACCGTAAAACTGGTGAAGGAGAATTAGTATGACTGCATCTTTATACAACTGTGGACACTGCGGTAGACCGCAAATCGTGGGAAGCCCTTGCCTGTGCTGGAGGCAGGGCAACGAGATGATTTCAATTGAGAAGTTGGGCGTGGCAGTCAGCGACTTTATCGGCCAGCATGGGTTGGTATGGTCTGACGCTTTGGTTGAAGCGTGGCAAGAAGCCGAGGCGGACTACACGGATGAGATGACCCGTGCAATGGCACAGCCAGCCGTACCAGATGCAATTGGCCCAAACGAGGACGAACTTCCTGCATATGCAGCAGGTTGGAACGATTGCAGAGCAGAGATGCTGAAAGCGAGGTAAACACATGACTGAAGAAGACGAAGAGTTCAATCGCATTGAGCGTGAAGCTACCATGCGTATGAAAGCCGTATCTGCAACCACTAAAACACAAACTATGAGAACCAACACCACGGCTTCACTGCGCACACTGCTAAGAGTCAACCCTGACGGGCTGGATGTTGGCACAATGGCCAACCATCTTGAGCGTGAGCCCAGCAACATTCGTAAACTACTCAGCACGATGCCTGACGCATACATCGACAGATGGGTGCGCCAAAGAGGTAACCCGCCGACAGCCGTCTGGTGTGTCGTTGTACCACCAGAGAATTGCCCCAAACCTGAAAACCAAAGAAGGAGAAAGTGAAATGGAACAAAACGTAAACGGAGTAACTGCTGATGACATCCAAGTCAGCGGCAACCACTACAAGGACATGCCCATCCAGCCGTGGCACATCATGGAGGCAGTGCTAAGCCCCGAGGAGTTCGTGGGCTTCCTCAAGGGCAACGTCATCAAGTACAGCCTGCGTGCTGGGCGCAAGGACGGCAGCGATGACGCTGGCAAAGCCAAGCACTACATGCAAAAGCTCAAAGAGTTCAGGGGGTACTGACATGGCTGACACCCCAGAGAAGAAGGTCAAGAACGCTGTGCGCAAGATGCTGGACCGCTTGGGCATCTACCACTTCATGCCTCCGGGCATGGGGCTGGGGCGCTCGGGGATACCCGACATCATCGGTTGCAAGAACGGCAAGTTCATTGCCATCGAGTGCAAAGCCGGTAAGGGCAAGGTAACTGCGCTGCAAGAGCGTGAGTTGCTCGCAATCTGTAACGCTGGCGGGTTTACGTTCGTGGTGAACGAGACCTGCCTTGATGAACTTGAAATGAGGATACTGCTATGGATAAGCTGACACAAGACTCGTGGGACAACACGATAGCGGCCTTGAGCAACAGCGATGAGGGGCTGCGCGATCACTTCGGGAAGTTGATCCTGCTGCTGGCCAAGTGCTACAACGAAAACACCCCCCACAAAGCCGTTGTGATCATCGACACTGGGGAGTCACTGATGACGTTCTGCGCTGGCGCTGACGAGATGGAGTGGACCGAGATGGTCGGTCACGCACACGATATGGCGCAAGCAATGCTGCTGCGCGATGCACCACCCAAGGAGATGTTTAATTGAGCGCACCATACAACCGCATCATTGCCGTGGACTTTGAGACACGGTGGGACAGCAAGGACTACACGTTGTCGAAGATGACAACAGAGGAGTACATACGTGATGTTAGATTCAAAGCATTTGGGTGTTGCTTCCACGAGTATGGAAGTGATGATCCAATCGTGTGGGTTGGAGGACGCGACCTACGTGAGTACGTTGATGGAGTGGACTGGAGCCGAACCGCAGTGCTTGCCCACAACGCACAATTCGATGTTTCAATTTTATGCTGGCGGTACGGAATTGCCCCCGCCTTCATCTTCGACACGCTATCGATGGCGCGAGCTATGCGCGGCGTTGAAGTTGGCAACAGTCTCGCCAGACTTGCAACAGATTTTGGTCTTCCCGAAAAAGGGCGAGCCGTACATAACACGAACGGTCTCATCGAACTACTACCGGACGTGGAGTTTGAACTTGCCGAGTACTGCAAGCACGACGTATATCTATGCGAAGCAATCTTCGAGAGACTGATCCCCGGCTACCCCGCCAAAGAACTGCGCCTGATCGACATGACCCTGCGCATGTACACCAACGCCTGCCTTGAGCTCGACCGGGAGATGCTCATCAAGGCGCTATCAGAAGAAGGAGAAAAACGTGAAGGCTTACTTAAACAACTCGGCATCGAGGAATCTGCGCTTGCGTCGAACCCTAAGTTTGCGGAGGTACTCACGCTCATGGGCGTCAATCCCCCTACGAAAGTCAGTAAAACAACAGGCAAGGAGGCGTTTGCTTTCGCAAAGAATGACGCGCTATTTCAAGCGCTGCTCAACGGTGAGCGTGAAGACGTTGCCCTTCTTTGTGAGGCGCGTCTTAGGGTCAAGTCTACAACCGAGCGCACGCGTGCACAGCGGTTCTTGGACATATCGGGCAGGGGTGCGCTCCCGGTACCGCTTAGCTACTACGGCGCAGCTACGGGCCGCTGGACTGCGGCCAAGGGCAGCGCCATCAACATGCAAAACCTCAAGCGAGGTTCGTTCTTACGCAAAGCAATCATGGCACCGCTGGGGAGCCAGCTTGTGGTCGGGGACCTTTCACAAATTGAACCGCGAGTCCTCGCGTGGTTTGCGGATTACGAAGATATGCTCGACATCTTCCGGTCTGGCAGTGACGCTTATGCCGCTTTCGGTGCTCAGATGTTCAACATACCCGGCCTTTCAAAAGAAAGTCATCCAGACCTTAGACAATCTGCAAAGTCGGCACTGCTTGGCTGTGGGTACGGGCTTGGTTGGGCGTCTTTCGCTGCCCAGCTTCTCGTTGGATTCCTTGGCGCTCCTCCCGTACGCTACGACAAAGCGTTTGCAAAGAAGCTCGGTGTGGACGGCGCTTACATCGACCGTTTTGTTGGGTGGGACGAGAATGTTACGAAGCTCCGGGAGATTCCCCACACCTGTACGGAGCGCGAGTTGCTGATCCACTGCGTAGCGGCCAAGAAGATCATCGACATCTACCGCAGCACAGCGCACCCGGTGGTCAGCTTCTGGGACATGTGCAGCAAGCTGATGGAGAAGTCGCTTTACGGCGGCGAAGAGGTGGTGTATAAATGCGTTACGTTCAGAAAAGAAGAGATCGTCTTGCCCTCGGGCATGACCCTCAAGTATCCGAACTTACGCAACGAATACGACAAAGAAACAAAGCAACGCAATTGGGTGTACGGGGAAGCAGGCGTCAAGCCTACCAAGCTGTACGCTGGGAAGATAACGAACAACATTGTGCAGGGAACTGCGCGTGTGGTGATGACGGACGGCATGCTGCGGGTGGACAAGAAGTACCCCGTGGTGGGCACAGTGCATGATGAGTTGCTCTGTGTCGTGCCTGACGCTGAGGTCGAGGGAGCCAAGGACTGGGTGCTGGAGCAGATGATCGCTCAGCCCAAGTACATGCCCGGCATCCCGCTGAACTCAGAGGTCGGTGCACACCGCCGTTATGGACTGGCAAAGGGGTGATATGACTTACGCAGAGTTTTGGGGGTTTGTATATGACGAGTGCATGTACGATCT